TACGCTCCTGAAGCAGAGACTAGTTCTCAGAACGTACCTGAAGAAACTGCTCCTGATTCAGATGGCGACTTTGTCCAAGTGCTTGGGGTAGCTATTACAGCCAATTCTTTACTCTTCAATCCTAGTAATGACATTATAGAGCATGCGTAATGGCAAACGAGATAGAAAAAATAAATGATGTAGCTGTAACTAGTATAGAAAAGTTAAACGGCAAGACTGATGCAAACATTCAGGCTGTTAATGGACTTGAGCTTACTGGTCAATCATTTATTGTAGCTACTGGTGGTAGCATAACTACGTCAGGTAATTACAAGATTCATACGTTTACATCTAATGGTACATTCCAAGTAACTTCTAAAGGTGACTCTGGAGCTGGAGATGAAATTGAATATTTATGTGTAGCTGCTGGCGGGGGCGGCGGAGGTGGAGGAGTCAATGCCAACAATGGTTCAGGCGGCGGTGGAGCTGGCGGCATGTTAACTGCCTCTTCAATTACTGCTAGTGTAGCTAGTTATGCTGTTGTAGTAGGAGCAGGTGGCTCTGGTGGCTCAGATGAAAACACTCTTGGTTCTGATGGTGGCAACTCTACATTTGCATTAGGTTCTGTATCTAGTACAGGTGGGGGTGGTGGAGCACATGGCTCTGGTGGAACAAATGGACGAAGTGGTGGCTCAGGTGGAGGTGGAGGAAATTCAAGTGGTGGTAGTGGAACATCTGGTCAAGGAAATTCTGGTGGCTCTGGAGGAACTAACGCCGGTGGAGGAGGTGGAGGTGGGAAAAGTGGCTCTGGTTCTTCTAACTCTGGTAGCTCTGGAGGTAATGGTGGTAATGGAACAGCAAGTTCTATTAGTGGTTCATCAGTAACATATGCTGGTGGAGGTGGTGGTGGCATATACACATCTGGCACAGCAGGCAGCGGGGGCTCAGGTGGTGGTGGCACAGCTGCAGGTTCAGGTGGTACTCCTAATAATGGTTCGGCTAACCAAGGTGGTGGTGGAGGAGCATCTTCACAGGCTGCTAGTAGTGCATCCGGGGCTAATGGGGGTAGCGGGGTAGTAATAATCAAGTACCAGTTCCAAGCATAGGAATAGACAATGGCTCATTTTGCACAAATAGATGATAACAATTTAGTTATAAACGTAACTGTGGTAGCTGATTCAGATTGTCAGGATGGCAATGGAGATGAATCAGAATCTGTAGGTATTGCTTTTATGAAAGCTTTACTAGGTAGTGACACCAACTGGGTGCAAACTAGTTACAACGCACGTATTAGAAAGAACTATGCAGGCGTTGGATATACATGGGATAGTGGTAGAAATGCTTTTATTCCACCCAAACTTTTTAACTCATGGCAATTAAATGAAACAACTTGTAGGTATGACCCACCTACAGCAAGACCAGATGATGGTAATAACTATGTCTGGGATGAATCTAATACTCAATGGGTCGCAGAATAATATGGTCATACCAATAGGGAGGCAGACTAATGAGCATTACAAAAGCATTTAAGATTGTTAAAAGATACAGTTCTTGTATTGACGAACTTATTGACTTAGCTGAAACAATACACACTTCAGTTAAGGATGGTAAAGTCCCAAGAGAAGAACGCAGTTTATGTATGAAAAAGTTCTGGGCACTCGTAAAAGCTGTTGAAGACAGCACGAATCCGTAGCTAACCCTATTCTCTGAGCCACGTAGAGCAACGTAACTACTCCAAGTAATACCTAACCATAGGACACTAAAAATAAATCGCAGTTTTATTAAGGGGTTTAGAGAATATGGATGAACATGAACATCAAAGGATTAAAAATAAAGTTGAAGACATAGAAAAATTGTATCTTCCAATTATTAAGGAATTAAATAAGGCAATGAGTAAGGCAAAAAAAATTGGACTACTAGGGTTGGTTATCGGTGGAACATCATTAGTTGTTAGTGGTTATCTAACACTTAGGTTATGGGACAAATGGTAAACAAAGAAAAATCTTTAGAAGAACAACTGCTTGAAGCAAAAGCAGAGATAGTAGAATTACGTGCATCTACTAAGACAACTTTGACTGGTTCACAATTTTTAACTATAGTTTTAGTAGGGCCGCTCTTTCTTGCATTTGTTACATTAGGTGTACTTATAGTCTGGAAGACTACTAGTAAACCTGCAGAAATTGCTCCACATTTAGATATCATATTAGTTGCGTTCGCAATCTTTGCCAACCCGGTGACGGCTGCGGCAGGTGTTATAGTTGGGTTGATGGGTGACGAATCAAAGAAGAAAAATAAGGAGGAATAAAATGAAGGATAGAAAATTCAATACTCCTAAGATAAAGATGAAGCTTCCTAAGTTCTGGAACTTTCGTCTCCCTTTACCTGGTGGAGTACATTTAGGTGGTGGTAAGTTAATAATAGGTTCACTTTCTGTAGTGGCTCTAGGATTTGTATCATCAATGTTTTTATTAATATCTACAGGCGAACAACAGATAACTTTCCCTCAAACAGGTGCATCATATACTGCTCCTAATCATGTAGGTAATAGAATAGTTGACCCAGAGTTCCCTGCAGATAGAAGTCAGACGCTTCAGATTAATATGCCAGCTGGTATAAGAATGGATGTTGTTAAGTTTGAAAACATCTCGTTGGGTAAAAGTGGATTGACAGATGCTTTCCAACTCTCTGGAACTAGCACTACAGATGTAATAACAATAGACGAATTAATTATTCGTAACTCTGAGTTCCCAACAATGGATTGGGCTAAC